AAAGAATTAAAGTAGCGAAAAAACTTAAGAAGAAGCAATTAGCATTAGGGCCTGAAGGCTTTGGTATTAATCCAAATGATAGCTACCAAGCTCTAACGCAAAGTAATTATTTAATGAACATGCTTCGTATGGCGCAATATGGTGTAGAATATGGCTCTAATAACCCTCTAAATTGGTCAGGCAAAGGCGCAAAAGAAGATGGTGCTGAATACTACCGATTAGAAAAAATGATGAACAACGCCAAAAGAATACTTAAGCAACAAGGCGTTTATGAGCAAACTAGAGAAATATTCAACGACAAAAAAGGGAATTATGATATCCCTGGATGGTACAGAGGCGCAGGTGTAAACATCAACCAAAACAACACAATATACACTAATGAAGCTAGTCGAGACATACAGCGAACTTTGATAACCTCTGCTAGACAAGTAGAAACAGCTATGGGGCTTGTGTAATGGCGATTAATCCACTAGAGAGTTTTAGTAATAAGACATATGACTTTTTTGGGCTTTCTAATAAATTTAGAATATCTGAGTACAAAGGTTACTTTAATAATAAAAACGTAACTGAAAAAAATGCGGTGATTCTAACTGGTGACGTAACAATAGCTGAAAACTATGCTATGTCATCAAACACTAGTTCTTACCCTGTTTACAAAGAAGCAGACATTACAGATCACTCTAGGCCAGCAGACTTTATGGTGTCGATGACTTGTGTTTCCTCTGATGCTTCAATGAGTTATTTCGATACTTTTAGTTCTCTAAATGAATCGGCGCTCAGCCGATTTGCAAGTGAGGGTGAAGGCCAACCTGGGGACGGCACTAAGAGTAAACCTCAAGAGATATTTGCCCAACTAAACAAGTGGTGGAGAGTTGGTCAACCACTTGCAATAGATTGCGTGTATGACGTTGATGGATTTAAAGAAGCTGACGGAACTGAAGCTGCTTTTTTAATTCAAAACATAAGCGTACCAAGGACTTCTGAAATAGGCTCAAGGGCTATTAAGTGGAATATAACTCTTAAGAAAGTTAAGTTCGCAAAAGCTTTAAAAACAGATGTATCTCTTTACTCTTACACTAAGGGTGTTACTGATGCTCAGCTTAATGAAAAGTCTAGAAAAATGGGCAAAGGCCCTATAGCAGAAAAAGAAGTGGACTCTCTTGTGAAACAAAAACCTGGATCTCCAGATAGAACAGCAGTAGGACTACCATAATGGCTGAATTTTTTGAACTACCTGTAAATGTACAGGATGAAAATGCTTATAGATTTACTGTGAACTTAGACGGTCAAAACTATTCTTTTCGTATATGCTACAACAAGAGAAACGATACCTTTCATCTTTCCGTTCTTGATGCGAATGAGAGGTTAGTAATATCTGATATACCATTACTTTCATATGTTCTTACCACTACTAGGTTCGCATTTACCCCTCTAATGCCATCAGGTGATGTAATGGTGGGGGATTCAAAAGACGGAAAGAATGACCCAACGTATGAAAACTTCGGCAAAAACATAAGTGCTTTCTACGTAAGTATTCGAGAGGAACAATTAGAAAATGCCTGAAGAAATAATTAGGATTAAAGACCCTAACTACTTTGATGTAGATAAGAAAAAACAAAAAGAATCTTCTCCTAAGAAACCTGAAGATGTGCCTGTATCTAATCCAACGGATATGTATGGGGATTATCTATTCCAAAGGACTTATAGACTTTCTGTTGGTTCCCCTAGGGCTGCTGCTGAATACGAGATAATAGACTCAGTTATGCCAGAAGAAGGTTCGCAGGCGAGATACAAGCTTATACCTAACACATCAGGTGGTGCTCTCGATTTAAAAGATAAGAAAGCATTTACGCCTGTAGATACTTCTAATTTCTTAACTACACCTTACGTTCTATCAGGTATGGAACTCTATCAAGATGACGAGATGGGTTTTAAGATAAACTTTGTTATAGGTAAAAACGACAAGACTAGTGCTAACAAGGCAGAAGTAAAAGTTTATAACCCTCCAATGGAATTTGTTGAATCCGCTAATAAGGACAAGGCAATCCTGCGTTTATATGCTGGATACCTATCTACAGTTGAGTTACCTAGACTAATACTATGTGGGAACATAGAAAAGACAAATTTTAGTGATGACGGCGCAGAATCCATTTTATCTATTTCAGTATCTGAGATAGGCAGTAATTATATTAGTCGCTGGTTTACGAGAGTTTATTCTGAAAATACACCCGTGTATAATATTGTGAACGACCTTGTAGATCACATCGTTAAGAACGATATATCAATAGATTCAAAGAATGTTCAGTGGACTAACAGAGTTGCGCAAATTGGTGACAAGGTAACTTATGCTAAAGATGCCTATAGTATTTTAGAAGAATTATGCGCTCAATATGGTTACTCTGTTTACATGAGTAATGGAATAATAAACGTAAGGTTTTCAGATGTTTACAGTGGAACCCTGAAACAATACGAAAGAGTTGTTCCGTTATCTTCAAAAAATGGTCTTGTAGGCAGGCCAAAATTTGTAATTGATAAGAAAAATAGTTTACAATCAATAAACAAAATAAATTTCAAATGCCTGTTAAACCCTTTATTGGATATTGGTGTAAGGGTTATTTTGAGCAGTAAAGCTTTAGATAAACCAACTCATGTAATAATAACAAATGTTATTATCAGGGGTGATAGTTACGATGGTGAATGGTGTTCTGAATGTGAAGGTGTAGTAGTTGCGCCGATTGCACTAACTGACGAAAACTTTAGAGAATTAAATGTCTAATGAATACAACCTGCTAGACGTAATAAATCTAGCAATAAGAGAAAAGCTTGTTGATACCAGAACAGCTTGCCCTGCTGTAGTAGAAAAGTATGATCACAATAAACAGCGTTTACGTGTAAGACTTTCAATCAATAGAGGATATCAACAGTACAAGTTTGATGACATCATTCTAGAAGATGTACCTGCTGTTTTTCCAAGACATGAAAATGCTGGCTTAAGCTATCCGATAAAAAAAGGCGACCAAGTAATGTTGCTTTTTAACGATAGAGACTTGTCACAGTGGAAGAAGTCAGGTGCAGGCTTCTGCCCTAAGAGCAATGAATTACACCCTCTAAGCGGTGCTGTGGCGATTGCAGGCCTTTACCCTAATGACAAGCCTTTCAAGCAAAAGAAAGGGGCTACAGAGCTTGTAGGTAAGCAGATGTTTATTGGGGATGTGGATGCTCCTTTAATAACGCTAACAACAGTTCCTGGTACTGTTATACCTGTAGATTTAATATCAATACTAGATTATGTAGTCGAGTTAATCGGTGCATTAGGAACCAGTGTTGGTGTGACAACTATAACAAACGATGCAACAAGTATAAAAAAAGCACTAGCAAATCTTAAAGCGCCTGCACCTTCACCATTTGAGCAGTCTCTACCACAGGAGTAAGCATGGACATATATATAGACGATCAAACTAATGATCTAAAGTTTAACAATGGCGATCTAATTCTTACATCAGACTTCGATTTCGAGACAACAATGATTCAAAGAATATCGTGCCACCTAAAGACATACCTTGGGGAGTATTTTAGAGATGATCAAACAACCCCAACAATAGGTGTGCCTTACTATCAAAAGCTTTTTGGAATTAAAAGGCCAAGTCAAGCATTAGCAGATAATGTTTTTAGAAACGCTCTTTTGAATGTACCTGGAGTTACTTCTGTAAATGCCTTGGATTTTCTTTTAGACACAAAAAACAGAAAGCTAGACTTAAAATTTTCAGTTAGAATATCCAAGGGCGATATTGAATCAACACTTGTAAACCGAGTACAACTTTAGAGGAAGTAAATGGCTGGCATTAACGATACAGGTTTTACTCCAAAAACCTTTACAGAAATTAGAAATCAGATCACACAATCTATGCAAGATGTATGGGGTGTTGTAGATGAAGAGACTGGTGAAATAAACAATGTAGATGTTTCTCCGCAAAGTAGACTTGGTCAGATTGCAGATATTATATCTGAAGAAGTCGAGGACGTTTGGTTAGCGGCACAAGATATATATAACTCAAGATACCCAGATACAAGTTCAGGGAATAATCTTGATAATGTTGTTTCTATAAATAATGTTCAAAGACTGCCAGCAGAGGCAGGGATGGTTAATTGTCATATCTTTAGTGACAACTCAAATGTAACCATAGCCCAAGGCCAAGAAGCTAATAAGAATATCCCTGGCGACCCTGAAATATTCGCACTTAATAACGCTGCGGAAATCGGAAACGATACGTTTTCTATAGTTACTGATGGTGTATGTACTAGTGGTAAGATTCAAATCTCTTTTGAAGGCAAGCCTCTTAGATACTTAAATAGTACGAATGACCCAGCTACATACGACATCATAGATTTCTTCTGGGATGACACTACTTCGGAAATTCAAAATAAACTTAATGGTTCTTTCGTAGCTAATGTAGACAATGAAGATGTAACAACCTTTGAAGAAGTTATACAAGATTGTACAGTATTAGGTTCTTTTAATGTTAAAGGCTGTATTATTGTAAAGCTAAACACCACTACTTTATCTATTGTTAAGCCTTCAATTGTAGAAAGCACGCTTCAGCAATTTGGTGTAGATCAAGATGTTTCTTGTTATTACAGTAGTGACCAAGTGTACGGTCTTACAAGTCAGCTAACAAATGGCTATGCTATACCTGCACTATCTGTTGTAAATGTTCTTGGTTCTGATATCAACTTTGGGGGATTAATAAATCTAGAGCCTGGCGAGCCTGGAAAACCTAGAGAAACAGATGCAGAGCTAAGATCACGAAGAAAAGACTACCTACAGCAAGTAGGGCAAGTAACAAACAGTGGTATGAAGCAAAAAGTTTTAACTGTAGAAGGTGTAACTGAGTGCTACATAATAGAAAACGATACTTCTTTTACTGATAGTGATGGTAGGCCTCCACATAGTTTTGAAGCTTATGTGAATGGCGGTGCTGACAATGAAGTAGCTCAAGCTATATACGATAGTAAGCCTATAGGTATTAAGCCCGTTTCCTCGTCAGCTTTATCCTCAAGATCAGGTGTATGCACCGATGTGAATAACGCTGACAGAATTATAGACTTCTCTGCTCCAAGTGGATTATTAATCTATGTACATATTGATATGACTTATAACAGTTTCTTCCCATCACCTACTTCGGCTGGTTTAGACGGTATTAAACAAGATGTTATTAATTACATTGCTGATAACTATGAAATTGTAGATGTAGGTTTCACTAAGACAATATACCCACATAGTTTATATACACCTATAAACTTAACTCAAGGTATTGCTAGTTTAGAAGTAAGAATTACAGCGACACCACCTAGTTCGCCAAGTGATAAGAATGAATATTCAACAGCAGGTATATCAATACCAACAGACAAATATGCTTATGCTACGGTAGACAGTATATACATAGATTCAACAAGCGTTTAAAGGGGTATAGCGTGGTAAAACCATTAGAAAAAGTAGATCATATAGAACAATCAAAAGCTAATTACCTTTCACAGTACATTGGCTTACCCAACTTTACAGCTCTTTTAGATAGTCTTATGACTGGTATGGAAGACTTAGAGGACTTGTTTGATACTTGGGGAGAAAAATTAAATTTAGATACTGCCACAGGTGTCAACCTAGATTATTGGGGAGAACTACTAGACGCTGATAGGTTTTTAAGCGATATCAAAAGGCCTGCTAATGACGATATATATAGATCAATGCTTTACGCTATCGCTGGTGCTTATACATCAGACGGTAGCTGCCAAGCTGTTGCCAACGTAATATTAAACATACTTCGTGCAGATGGGGTGTTTATAGATGACAACGAAGATGGCTCTTTCAGTTTTGAAGTTGATAACCCGAAATACTTATTTGGAAAAGACTTTATAAAAGCTTTGATTGATCTATCTAAGCCAGTTGGCGTTGAGTTTATTGGTTACACGGTAACTAATGTATATGGCGAGCCTACGTTTGGTTTTGCTGAAGATGAAGACCAGAATATTCTAGGCTTTGCTGTATTAGCAAATATAGATGTAGCTAGTGGATATTGGGAAAATTATCACTGCGCTGCTACTGGAGAAATAGGTACTACACAAAGAATTGTAACTGAATTAAATCAGTCTGATTTATCGGCAGATTTTACAATCATTCAGCCAAAATCTTATACTGAATTAATAAGCGAAAGTGCTGGGCCTGTACCATATACTCCTTACGTTAATAATCAATTGACTTGTAGAATAACAAACAGCCCTAGTCAGCCATTAAGTGCCTTTAGAATGACAGTAAAGCCAAGTGGTGACAAAGTAGCTTTAAGTTTTGAAGCAAATGAGCAGGCTGGTAATTGGGATGTTTTTGGTCTGCCTTATTTTGGTAACACGGTTCAGCGTTGGTCGGGCGTAGTCGAAGCTACTGACAATGTTGGTGTGGTATGGAGGTTTTCTACAACCTCCCAAGATGATACAAAAATAGGAAGATATCAGACAGAAGTTCAAGTTGAGGCAACTAAAGTTGAAAAAGATGGCGTAGAGCTAGCAAACTTGAGTGACGCAGTTGTTCAGTTTGCGGAAGTTCTAGGTGTTGGAGTCATCCCAGCTACATATTCCAGTGATGGTAGTTATTATAATTATTGGTTAAATAATGATGATTTGACCTTTTACGGATTTTGTTATGACGCTGTAGTAAACGGTAATCCTTTTGCGACTGAAATTTTTGATGGTCCTGGTTTTTCAAGTTTAGAAGTGGGGGATACTTTTACTCTACCTATTCTTAACGCTATAACACAAGTATATGTGAGTATGTATTATAGTATGGGGCCTTCCTCTAGCACTCCAACAATGAGTTATAATGCTTTAAATGACGGTAGCGGGAACTTTATTTGGAAGCAGTATAAATTACAATCAAACACAGATAGTTACGCTGATTTCCTTACGCCTAACATACTTTACAGGTCTAGAAATACTGTAAATGTAATGGGTGTGGGTAGTGGTTATTTAGAGTTCCTTTATATAGATGCGGTAAATACAGGAAACTCTCAAGAAGTCACTTGTTCTGGACTTAGACTATGCAATAGTAGTGGCGACACTGTATATGAATTTGCAGATGGCTATGAGCTGTCTGGCTTTGAAACCTTCTTTTACCCTACTACATTTTTCGATATGACAACGCCTTTAATATCGGGTGATGCCCTTTTCACTGTTAAAGAGTTTACAGGAAATGCCGTAAACTGTGTGTATTTTAAGGTAGAAGATACAGCTACAATAGATGGTGTTGAGTATCCTGTAACTGCTTTAACAACCAATGAAGCTAGAGAGACTTTACTTCTTACAAGTGATTCAACCAGTTTCGATTTAAACCCTATTATAATAACCGAAGACAGAGACGGCATAGATTTTGTTGATGACATAATGAATGAGTTCAATGGTGTTATTGGTTCTAAGATTGGATATGAATTTGAATACCAAGAATCTGTACCAGTGCCCGACCCTGAGACAGTAGTAGGAAACTCTAAAGAACTTGATTTTGGTGGTTCATTACAATCAAATAGTACATTAGGCCCTAGAGATTGGGATGTAAGAATTAATGCTACATCTACTTATTCTATAAATAACGCTTCAGAAGGCGCTCCTTGGTCTGGTGTTCCTACGGATGTACTAGATGCCCCTGGACAGCCTGATGCTATAACATTGATGCTAGACTTTGGTAATGGCGAGCCTCAATCAAAGGCTTGGTATAACTCTGCGGTTTCTTCATTTGCCAGTGGGGATTATTTAACCTACGTAACTAAAAACGACACTAGACTAGATTTCAAAGTAAATACTAGCCCTTCTAATTTTATTGTAGAGTCTCAAAAATGGGTAGAGGGCAAAGCAGATAATCATCTATTTACTTTATTCGGTATTCCATTTGACATTCCTTTTCCTGCTGCTTTTGACGATCTCTCTTATCAAACACCGATAAATATGTTTGCAAACGGCAACGATAATGATTATGTGAATCCGAGTATTTTTGCTGTCTGTACATTTTATTTTCAAGCTGTTTACAAGAACCCTGATGGCTCTATACATGACAACTGGCAGGCTATAGAAGATGCTGTAAATGAAATGAATGTAAGACAAGGTTCTTTCTTCTATTATGGACATGACGGTACTCTTATACAGTTCCGTAGGAACACAAGTAGTTGGAATAATAGTTTCAAAAATCCTTTTACAATACAGCCAGCTCAGACCGATGCTTCTGGCTATCAATTAAGAGCTATACAGTTTGACAATATAGTTAATGATGCAGATAGTTCCGATGGTTTTCCGAAGAAAAGACTTTACGATATTTACATGGATGGTTCGTATGTAAGTGATTACACACAGATGTATCTTGATAGTAAGCCTGTTTGGGCGAATGGATTCTTCAACGATAATTACAATACAATGTATTCGGCGTTTGCAACTTTACACACTCAAAACTTCCCTGTAGATACCACAACTACAGGATTCGCAAACAGTAGGGGTGTTGGTTTTAGAACGGGCGTTTATAACTACAGTTATGTATTACATGATGATCAAACTAACACTACAAATGCTGAATGTTGGATTAATGGTCTTAAGATGTCTACCAGAAGCGCTATGGATAGAATAATTACAGAAGACCATAACTATGAAAAAAATGAAGAAGGACTTTTTGATTCAAAAAATCCTAATGGAAACTTCAATAAAATAGATAAGCCTAAACCTTTAGATTATCGAGCTGGCTACACTAACATTCCTTTTGTTCTTTGCTTAAACACTTTGTTTGTTAGTGATAACGACAGACTCACTGTTGATAATGGGGTGTTAAAATTTGTAATGGATGAACTTGATTCATTTGAGTTCGTAGCTAAAATGCAGAGCCTTTTTGGAGATGGTGTTACATCAGGTAAAAATATTACTCTTAAAGATAGAAATAATATTGAATGGTCAATTACATCTACTGAAACTTGTGATGGTATTTTAAATATTAGCACAACTTCAAATGGCACGGTTTATAGAAGATCTGCTTCCCACGTAACAGTGACTTTAGACATTACATCTTTTGATATTACCAAAGAAGGACAAAGTTCTGATATTGATAGTATAAACACAGAGTTCCAAGACTGGGTACATAGCGGCGCTTCTTCTGATGACACTGCCAATGGTAGCTTATACGTAGATTGGTTAGCAACTAATGGCGACCAAGGCTTTTACAGTCAGCAACCTTTCTTGAAGACGCAATGGCTAATGGAAAATCTTTCTACATTTGATATAGTAGAAGTTACAGATGACAGCGGATCAGATTATTGGAAGCTTAAAATTAATATGTCTTCGCTTGGTACAGACAATGTTGTTTTATTCAACAATAACCAAGCACAGATTATTATGGAGCTAAGTGCTGATCAACTATCTGAGCTTAATATAAGTGAGCCTAATATAGTGCCTTTCCTAATTAAGGAAACTAGTGAAGCTGATGGGGAAATTCCAGAGGTAGGTTATTCACTTAAAGGTGGCGGCAGATTATCTTTAAATCAATAAGGTTTTATAATGCAAATTGATAAAATAAAATGGGCGGCTGACAATGCTGCCCTGAAGGTTGAAGCTAATGGTAATCAGCAACAAAGAGGCTGGGACACAGCAGACGGAACGATTACTGGCAATCCCGATCAGCCTACACTACAGACTACAAATGGATGGATGCACGCTGTATATAAGTGGCTTGAATACATTAACGGCATTAGAACACCTATTGGTACTATATTAACTTCAGCTCTTTCTGAAGAACAATTTAACTCTGTTACTTCGGGTAGCTGGGTTCTATGTGACGGTAGTTATGTTGGCGGTTCTCAGTGGTCTGCTTTAACACTTAACACTGAAGCGCCTGACCTTCGTGGATACATATTGGGGGGTGCTGGCTCTAGTGGGATAACCCTACAAGAAACAGGCGCACCTGTAGAGGATATTGGTCTTTTAAATCAATATGTTGAAGATAGTGTTTCACTAAGAAGTTTATCAGCAACAGCAGAAGCAGGTGATACTCCTTTTGATGTTGGTAACAAAGACATCCAAGTGTCACATGTTGTATGGTCGGGCAATACTAATACTTTAAATAATCCTACGACAAGAGCTACATTGGGTTACACTAGAAAAGACCTAGTTGTGAGCTCGCTACACCCATCTAGTGACTGGGTTGATTATCCCTTAGCTTGTCTAGCAAACGAAGAGAGCTTGGAATTTGATGTAAATAATTTTCAACACAACCATCGTTTCACAGGTAAATTACAGGGTGGAAATGTTGTTGGTGAAACAAAAATGGTTACAACACCCGTAACAAACAAGATCGCCTATTCTGAGCCTAACACTGAGGATTATTCTTTTGTACCTCAGTCTATTGGCGTTAATTACTTTTTAAGGATTGATTAATGGCAGTAAAACCTAACAATAGCCCAGACTGGTGCATAAACGGAATAAAAAGAGATCCCATCGAATCAATGAAGAACTTCGGGTGGAAAACTTCAGACGGCACAGTAAATGGTGTTCCTGATAAACCTACACTTGAGCACACAAACGGATGGATGCACAATGTTGGGGAATTTATAAAATTCTTGATTCCTCTAACAAGTGACCCTATTGGAACTATTTCAATGTCTATGCTAACCGAACAACAAATGAATCAAGATAATGCAGGTCTTTGGGTTCTTTGTGATGGAAGAAATTGCGGTGGTACTGGTTATGCACAATTAACAGGGAATAACAAAGTTCCTGACTTAAGGAACAAATACCTAGTAGGCGCAGGAACTAATTCTGACGGAACTTTTTTTGCAAATTTGTTAGATGAAAAGCAAGCTTATATACATTCAGAAGGTACTTCTGTGTCTATAAATGTTGGTGGCTCTGCACTAAACATTGGTGGTGATACACTTGCATTTCCTTCAGATACTATGTCTTCAGTTAGTTCTATTGATACTAATAACTTTGAAATAAGCATACCTTTATCTTATGAACGTATATTTGATGGCCCTTATCCACCGAGGGTTCCAGATGAAGACACAGATGATGGTGGTTTGGTAGGTGCTTCAATATGGCCTGGAGTTATATCCCCAACTTCATCTGGTCTTCAAGCATACAATTGGGATGTAGTGATGAATAATCACACCCATACATTTTCTTTTAGTCCCAGTCCAAGTGTAGTTACTGGACAGGTTACTACTAGCTCTAATGATGCAGATATTACCGATGTAGAAGACATAACTTTTGCTGATAATACTTTTATGCACAGTATGAAAACAAATATATTTATAAGGATTAACTAATGGCTTTACCACCTCAAGTCACAGAATGGGCTATTGCAGATGATGCTTTAAAAGAAGAAGTTACAGAAGATCGCAAGGAAAGTGGTTGGCAAAAACTTGCTAATGGTTTTGGAGAAAAGCCTCCTTTAAAGATATACAATGGCTGGATGAACTTAGTACATAGATGGATAAAATATCTTACAGCTAATCAGACACCCGTCGGTCACATGATACATTCTACTTTAGATAGCACTCAATTTTCTAGTATCTCTCCAAGTGGTGATTGGGTTTTAGCTGATGGTAGAAATGTAGAAGGTTCTAAGTTTGCTGAGTTGACCGGTAGGGAAACGGTTCCAGACATGAGGGCTATGTATCCTTTAATGCTTAATGATGAATTAGATGCTGTAGAATACGATGTCGTAAGAGAATCAGTTTCTAGGTTAGATTCTGTAATAAAATATGACAAAGGTAATATTACTTGCCATCCTCTTGATGAGTACCCAGAGGTTAATTTCAATATATCTTCTGTAAAAATGAACAACTATCAAACAAATGAAATTTTTGTAGGTGTACCGTCTTTTTCCGTACAGAAAACCACTTCAACTATTGGTAGTGCTTTGTATTATAACCAAGTTAAAACAAATCCCTATCATTCTGACTACAATAGATTAAAAAAAGGGTTTGTTACCGATACTAGTTCTAATACAAGTTTCTTACAATCTGCGAATAATGCGCATAGTCATAGTATTACTTTTGGGAATAATACGACTGGAACTTCAAATCTCCCTAATTGGCTAACTACTAATTCAAAAATTAATCGAAGTGCTAGTAAGACTGTAGATGTTTCCTTTGACGATGATAATAGATTAATCCCTAAAACTTACACGGTTAATATCTATATAAGGATTAACTAATGAAAGCTAACACACTTTTAAAATGGATACCTGAGACTCAAGCAAGCGATGAAGTATTTATATCTCCTGTCTATGACATGGAAAACTCTACAAGGTCACTTGCTTTTCAGGTGCAATGGTCTTCTGGTCTTGCAGGCACTTTCAAGTGGCAAGCTGCGATTGTACCTGACCTTTGGGAAGATTATGTTTCGTGTGAGCCAGTTGTTTTAAATCTGGAGGGGACAGAATCACTTCAACACAGTATAATTGCACTACCAGATAGCTTTTTAGTGGCTGGATATATTAGATTAATCTTTGAGCCAAACGGTATTCAATCAGGGACTTTTGAAGTTGCTCTAAGAAGATGCCCGTACTGAGGTTTTAATGAAAACTTTTAACATAGACGATTGCTGCGACGAGAATAATGGTGGCGGCAATGGTAATGGACAACCTGGCGAACAAGGGCCACAAGGGCCTCAAGGGCCACAAGGGCCAGAGGGGCCAGAGGGGCCACAAGGGCCTCAAGGTGAGCAAGGCATCCAAGGAGAACAAGGGCCTCAAGGTGATGCAGGCGCAGACGGTGCAAAAGGTGACAAAGGTGATAAGGGTGACACTGGGGACGCTGGTGCAGATGGCCAAGATGGAGCCGATGGTCAAGATGGTCAGAAAGGTGACAAAGGGGACACTGGAGATGAAGGGCCACAAGGGCCTCAAGGTGAGCCTGGAGTTGACGGTCAAGACGGTATTGATGGTGAAAATGGTACTCACCTCGGAAATATGTTCGCGATTGACGAAGACGATACATATGTTGTTGAGCGCAACCAAGAGCTAATCAACACGGGTGTTTTCTACCTTGATGGCGAGATGGTACTTGATGGTAAGTGGGCTTTAGTAGCTGACAATATTTATCAGCCAGAAACAGGTGGTATTGGTGGTGTAATTACTCCTGGACAAGGACACGCTCATACATCACTAAGAGATCTAGGCGTCCTAGCATTAATTGTAGACTCAATTAATGGGGGGTTTACTCAGGACGTAATACATAACAGTAATTCTTTTCCAGTGTTTAAGATACTCGATGAAGACGGTGTAGAGCTACATCCAGTTATTCAGCATAAGACATTAAACACTGCGACTATAAAAAGTAATTTAGCCCTTACGGGTAGAATATATGTATTGCATGAGCCACACAGCGATGAGCTTAGTGAGCTTACGAACATTAACTTAGTAGATATCAATGGGGTGTTTACTCAGACTATCGTACATAACGCTAACATATTTCCTATACTTAAGTTTATAGACGATGAAGGCACTGAACTAGACTTTAAAGTGACTCATACTGATGTCAATACAACAAAAATAGAATCGAACATTAACGTGAGTGGTAAAGTTTATATGTTATAATGCACTTATCGAATAACTACCATTAATCAGGGGTGATACTAATGGCTACTAAAAAACAATTAGTGGACTTGGACTTTTCGTCTGCTTCCAAAATTCTACAACTTCCTGCTGCAACGGCTTCAGGTCATGCCGTTCGTTACGACGAGTTCAATGAACTTGATGGTGACGTTTCTAGTTTAATCAGCCTTACAGGTGTAGCTGAGAACGCAAGTCATTTCGGCACATTCACTGGCTCAACAATTTCTGACAATTCAAACTTAAAAGACGCTCTTCAGGAACTAGAGGTTGCTGCGGAAAGTAACCAATTAGAAGTAGCTGCTGGCTCAACGGCTTTCTTATCAATCAGTCAAAATGAGATATCTATCTCGTCTCTTGCAATTACAGATGTAACGGTTGACTCGACGCACGGCACATTAGCCGCGTACTTGACTGCTAATGCTTCTCACGGATTACAAGCTGGTGATGTTTTAGTTCTTGCTAATGCAGCTAATTCCTTGAATCGCTCATACATCCATAATGGCGGCTCTGATTCTACAGACGCTAACAATTTCACTAGGTTACAGACGGACATAACTCCTGCGAATGTACGTGGTTACTTTTCAGGTGGGGATGCGCTTGCTTACGATAGTGCTACTGGCGACTTTGACGTTAATGTAGATGACTCTTCAATCGAAGTAAGTTCTGATGCTTTAAGAGTTAAAGCGGATGGTATCAAGCTTTCACACGTTGACTTTGGTACTGACGCTGGTCAAATTGATGCTGGCGATATTCCACTTCAAACTTACTCTTGGTCTAGAATAACGAATCCTGCTGATCTTCAAGACGCTGTTGAAAAATTGGATGCGGACGTTGCTGCGGTTATCGCAGGTGGTGACATCTCTCTAAATAATGGTGCAGCTACTAATGGTGAGGACGATGGTTCAGTAGACGTTAGAGTTGATTCTGTTGGTATCGAGATCAACGCTTCTAACAATCTTCAATTAAAAGACCTAGGTGTTGCGACTGCTAAGTTAGCTGCTGACGCTGTAACAGGCGCAAAGATTGCTGATGACGCTGTGGACTCTGAGCACATAACTGCACAAGCTGTAGACTTTGCGCATTTTAACAGTGCTGCAATTTGTTCAGACTTCAGTTCTTGTGGTTCTAACCAAGTAGCTAGAGCTGATACTGTTAAAGCATACATCGACGGTCGTTCTTACATGAGAATGTCTTCTGAAGATGTTGATCTAGTAGCAGGAACAGATTTAACGATTACTCATAACCTTGGTAACAAGTACGTAACTCTTTCTGTTTACGATTCAAGTGACAAGCTAATGGATGTTGAAGTAACTCTTCTAACAGCGAATACTTTAAAGTTGAAAGCGACTGTGAACGCTGCTGACTCAAAAGTAATAATCGTTGGCTAATACCATCAAGTCATAAGCTACCAGTCTCGAAGGCTGGTAGTTTTTTTCTTATTTGCTATAATT